GATGTGGTCGAAGCGTTCTCTGGTTCGGACGATTTCGAAGTCGCCATCGGGGCCGATGTGGCCGAAGCCGGGTCGCTGGCTGACGCGGTAACCGGGCTGACGCTGGCGATGCGTACGCTGACCGAAGCTGGCGCAGCCGCGGATTCGGTCAGCGGCCTGAGCGTCGTGGTCGGCGCCGTGCTCGAGGCCGCGGGCCTGGCCGAGACGGTGAGCGGAAACCTTCTGATCGTGCCGGCCATCAGCGAGACGTTCGCTGCGCTTGATACCGTCTCGCGCCAGGCCGCCTTTACCGGGTCGCTCGCGGAAGCCGGTTCGGCAGCCGACACCCTGTCGGCCATCAACCAGGCCGTCGCCACGATCAGCGAGGCGGGCGCGGTGCTCGATACCACTACCGCAACCATCGTGGTCGTAGCGAGCCTCAGCGAGGCGATGAACGCGGTCGCCGCCCTCGGGGGCGGGTACTCCATCAATGTGACGGTCGCCGAGGCCGCGGCGGCGCTCGAGGCCGTCTTTGGCAGCGCCTTCACCAATCTGACCCTGGCCGAGGCCGGGGCCCTGGTCGACCAGGTCGGAGGGGTTCTGGTGCACTTCGAGTACGGCAACAGTCGCGTTTGGACGCTGCCGGCGCTGCGCCGCTTTTTCCTGGCCAAGCCATGAGCCAAATCGTCATCCTGGAAAAACGCACCTACGACGGTTGGCCGTACGACGTCGTCTGCACCGAACTGCTGATCCCGTCGACCACAATCGCTCAGGTCAACCAGGTGCTATGCGATCCGGCCTCCGCCGGCCTTGTTTTCGGCTCCCCAGTGGTGAATGTCGCCACCAACAACTACCCGGATGGCACCGTAGCCCCGCCCGGTACCGCGATTCAGGTCCATATCAGCGGTGGGGTGCTGCCGCCGCTGCTCACGGCGCTGATGGTGACCATCCGGGCCCAGTTCACCGACAGTCTGGGCAACCAAGCCGAGGCCACGGCGCTTTTGAACCTCACCAACGACGTACAGGCGGTGTGAAGATGTCCAACCTGTCTGAAATCCGCAAATTGCGCCAGGAAATCGCCCAATTGCGCGAAGAAGTGCGCCAGCTCGCCTCTCGTCCGGTTGGCGTTCAGGTGGTCCCCGTGTGGGTGCCTACGTTGCCGCCCGTATGGCCAAGCCCTTACACGCCTTACGATCCGCTGCGCCCGTACTGCACGCCGGTGACTGGGCCTCACACCGGCCCCGGTACAGGTGAGCCGCGCAGCGGCTTCGCCGTCGGCCTGGACTTGGCTAAGCCAGGTTGTGACCACCATGCAGTGTTCTTCTGGGATCGGTCGGCGCTGGCCGGCGGGTGCCAGCCGGGTTGCGGGACGTTCACCGTCCCCTAAAAAGCCTGTTTCCGACCTATGCCGCTGCGCTGCGTTGGCTGCGGCCAGTCCTTTGCGTCTGGCGAGGCCTTCGAACTGCACGCTACCGGGGTTCGGCGCGCGCCACGCAATGCTCCAAAGCGCTGCCGCAGCACAGCAGAGATGCGCGACCTTGGCATGAACATGAGCCCGCAGCATACGTGGCGCTTGAGGGTGCCGCGCAGCAGTAGCAACGAGCGAAGCACCCAGACGCCATGAACATGATGTCCGACCCCACTAACTCGCAGCTTGCCGGCGCTCTCGACGGCAATGGCGCTGCCCGTAAATCCATTGACTGGGAGCGCGTCGAAATCGATTTTCGCGCTGGTTTCAAGACCTTACGCGAGATTGCCGGTCAGCACGGCATCACCCACGCCGCGATCCAGAAGCGCGCCAAGCGTGACGGATGGGATCGCGACCTCCAGGGACGCATCCACGCCAAGGCCGCCGCGCTGGTAGCCAAGCAGTCAGTAGCCAAGCCGGGTAGCCAAGTCAGTAAGGCTACCGAGCGCGAAGTCGTCAGCGCCGAAGCCGCGATCATCGCCCAAGTCCAGACCGGCCGGCGCGCCATGGTCGAACGCCTGCGCAGCGCCGCGACCAAGCTCGTCGCCGAAATGGAGGGCATGGATGCCAACGCGTCGACCGCCCTGCTGGGCCAGCTGCGCGACTTGGCAGAAAAGATCGAGGATCCGAACGCCCGCCGCGGGACCTTGAACCAGATTTCCGATGTCGAAAACGCCGTCACGCTCGAGGCGCGGATCACCATGTTCAACAAGCTGATGTCCAGCGCCGGGGCCCTGCTGCTCGCCGAGGCCGACGTTTACGGGCTGTCGAAGGATGCGCCGGCCGGGTCCGTGCCGGCGGGTCTGTCCCTGTTCTATCCGGAACCGGACGCGCCTGCGTCGGCGTAAGCGTGCCTGACGGTGCGTACGCGGGGCGCCCGCGCCTGAATCCGTGCTTGCGCCCGTTCTGGGACGCGAACATCGACCCGGCTAGCGGCAAGCAGTACCGGAACCGGGTCCTGTACGGCGGGCGGGCCTCGAGCAAGACGTGGGATGCGTGCGGCCGGCTGATCTACATGGCCGACAACGCGCGCCTGCGGGTGTGCTGCTGCCGCCAATTCCAGAACAAGCTCTCAGAGTCCGTGCAGCCGGTGCTGGTCGACACCATCGACCGATTCGGCTTGGGCCGCCGGTTCGTGGCGCATGAAGCCAAGATCGTCAACAAGGCGACCAAGTCTGAATTCCTTTTCTACGGCATCTGGCGCCAGATTCGGGAAATCAAGGGCCTTGAGGGGATCGACGTTTTCCTGATCGAGGAAGCCGAGGCGCTGACCGAGGAACAGTGGCTCGTTATCGAGGCCACCGCGCGCAAGCGCGGCGCCCAGCTCTGGATCATCTTCAATCCGTACCTGGCGACCGATTTCGTCTACGAGCATTTCGTACTGAACCCGCCTCCCCGAACGCTCGTTCGCCTGATCAATTACGAGGAAAACCCGTTCCTGGCGCCGGACTTCCTGGAAACGATCCTGGAACTGAAAGCGCGCGATTTCGAGGAATACCAGCACATTTACCTGGGTGTGCCGAAGACGGACGAAGAATCGTCCGTGATCAAGCGGTCCTGGCTGATGGCCGCGGTCGACGCGCACCTAGCGTTGAAGGTGGAACCGAAGGGCGCGCGCCGGATCGGATTCGACGTCGCCGACGAAGGTAAGGATCTGAACGCCCAGGTCTTCGGGCATGGGCCGCTCGTTTCATGGTCCGAGCAGTGGAAAGGCGGGGAAGACGAACTGCTCAAATCCTGCACGCGCGTGTATCGCGAAGCTACGAACCGCGGTGCCCATATCGTGTACGACTCGATCGGCGTGGGCGCCATGGCGGGCGCGAAATTCGGCGAGTTGAACCTAGCCAATCATCTGCACCCGCCAGCGCTCGAGCCGGACTATGCGAAGTTCATCACGTACTCGAAGTTCAACGCGGGCGCCGGGGTCTGGCACCCGGATGCGAGATACGCCAGAACGACCACGCAGAACAAAGACCAGTTCGCGAACCTGAAGGCTCAGACCTGGTGGCTGGTCGCCGATCGCTGCCGCAACACATACAACGCGGTGCGCAAGGCCGAAAAGTTCAAGGAAGACGAAATCATTTCGTTCGCTTCCGATACCCCGAACCTGCAAAAACTGATCGCTGAACTATCCACGCCGAAGCGTGACTTCGATCAAAACGGACGAGTCAAGGTGGAATCAAAGAAGGATCTGCTGAAGCGCGAAGTGCCATCGCCGAATCTGGCGGACGCGTGCGTCAGCATCTTCGCGCCTGGCCTGGATCCGATGCGCATTTCCGCCGCGGCGATCGCAGGCGCGTAAATGAACTGGCTCGCGAAGGTTGCCGCGCTGGCGCGTGGCTGGCACCTCTCTCCCCCCTCGAAAGGCCCTGCGCCAGTCTCGTCCGCACTGGAAACGGTCGCCAGCGCGGCACCCCTCGGCACGCCGGTTCGGCGCGCGCCGATGCGGATCAGCGACGAGGCCTTGGCCGCGGCTGGGCCGACTTCCGCCGGCACGAAATGGGAAACGGCTGACCCTCACCCCGGTGTGATTCCGAGCAAGGTAAAGCTCGCGATGGACTCGGACATGTCATCCACGTTCGACTGGATGACGAACAGCCGCTTCAGCGAGGGGATGACCTTCTTCGGTTACCCGTATTTGGCCGAACTGACCCAGCGAGCTGAGTATCGCCGTCCGTCGGAAATCATCGCTAAGGCGATGACGATGAAATGGATCAAGTTCACCGCCACGGGAGAACAAAACAAAGACGACAAGATCGACGTGATCGAGGCCGAATTCAAGCGGCTGAAAGTGCAGGACCGGCTTTGCACGATGTCCGAGCATGACGGGTTTTTCGGACGCGGGCAGCTGTTCCTTGACATGATCGGCGTTGATAGCGAGCGCGATCGAAACGAACTGGCGATGCCGTTGCTGGATGTGAGGTCCAAGATCGGCAGAGGTATTC